TAACTGGCAGCGCAACAAGCCTAAGCTATTTGCAGTGGTTGTTGCCGGAGCCGTAGCCTTGAGAGAGGCATAACACCCAGTTCGCGGGCTCTGTCCCGCGCAACGTCGTGTTATAAGTTTGGGCGCAAGAATGAGAGGTCGCGAGTTTTCCATAGACAGGCCTGATCTGAACAGTTTTAATTAGCATCAAGTAAATCCCAAAGCCCGCCGCGTGCGGGTTTTCTTATGCCCATACTTTCATGTGCTTGCCCTCCTAGTGAGGGCTTTTTTAATTCTGGAAGAGCAGTGCATATACGCGTTGATAGAGTTGTGTCTGATGCTGATTCGACGGCATCAGAGATCTTCGTCGACGGTGTAAAAGTTTGTTATGGCTTGGAGGATGAATACCGAGCCAAGAAGGTCTATGGCGAAACCCGCATTCCTGCCGGTGTTTATCGCGTGGGTGTTCATACCGTTGGGCGCTTTCATGATCGCTACAGTAGCAATGTTTTTGCCGACATTCATAAGGGCATGCTTCATATACTCAATGTGCCTTTATTCGAGTGGATCTTAATTCACTGTGGCGTCACTGATGACCACACGGCGGGCTGCTTGCTGGTAGGCGATGATGTGATTACGACTAATCGTGCAATGCGCCTCGTGGATAGCCCGAGTGCCTATCGTCGATTGTATACGCTGGTCATTGATGCGGCTCTCGCTGGCGACCTGACCATTGAATTTGTCGATAAGGATTTGAGCATGGTGAAGGCAGCATGAACTGGAAGTCTATTGCAAAATCTGTCGGACAAGCAGCACCCCTATTGGGAACAGTGCTGGCAGGCCCTGCTGGTGGCGCTGTTGGTTCTCTCATTGCTAGCGGCCTTGGCGTTGATGGTAACCCTGAGTCTGTTGCAGCAGCTCTTAGTGATCCTGATACATCGGTACGGCTCAAGCAGATTGAGGCGGATCATCGCGCCGAACTTGAGTCGATGGCAGTAGATCTGGCTAAGGCTGAGTTACGCAATCAAGAGCAGGCGAGAGAGATCCACAAGCATTCGCCCATGCCTATGGTTGTTACCGGGGCATTAACGATGATCTTTGCTGCTGCACTTTACATGATGTTTAACACCGAAATACCAGATGCAAACCGTGATTTGGCTTATGTAATGCTGGGGCAGTTGTCTGCCTTATGGGGAGCGTCGGTTACGTTTTGGGTTGGTACTACGCGCTCAAGTGCGGAAAAAACTAGATTAATGGCAGGTAAGTGATGGCGCCAGATAAGGCATCAACGGTAGTGAGTTATACCGCTTCAGCAGTCACAACTGTCGCGGGACTATCAATCAATGAATGGGTTGCTATCGGCGGTCTGCTGATTGGTGTGGCCACGTTTGCAACGAATGTCTGGTTCAGGCGGGAGCAAATAAAGATTCAGCGTGAGCTGGGCGTCGCCCCGAAGGACTAGGCCTGAGCTTGTCGCCGGATTGCACCATTCGAGCGCGGTTTGCGGCACCCTAATTCGGGGCGCGGGGATTTTGAAAAGGTACTCCCCGGCGGGGGCGGCATACGGGGGCGCGGAGGTTCGGGTTTCCACTATGTATGAAATTTTTTTAGGTGGGTTGCTATTTATATGTCGACTGACAGTAAGCGGCAGCCACCCCCGGGCACGGTGTCAAAAAAGACGGTGCTCGAAGCTTTGGCAATTACCCCGCAAGCCCTAGGGAAATGGGGACTTAAGCCTGCAGGCAGAGTTGGCCGAGAGGTTTTTTATAACCTAGAAGATTTCTGCCGTGCATGGGTTGAAAAGCGTGGCGCTACTGAAATCGATGGCAACCAGGATGAAGAAGATCGCGAGTCTGTCAGGCAGGTTATGCAGGGGCGGCTTGAAGAGGAGTATAGGCTTACTAAGGCTCGTCGAATTTCCCAAGAATTAAAAAACGAGGAGAAGGAAGGGCGGCTGATTTCGACTGACTTCGCAATTTTTGCGCTCTCTCGAATTGCTGCCCAGATAGCGACAATTCTGGACACGCTACCTCTATCAATGAGACGTGCACACCCGGACTTAGAGCCGCGGCATATTGACGCGCTTACTCGCGAAATAGCCAAGGCTCGAAACAAAGCGGCCGAAGTTGACGATATCCTCCCTGAACTGGTCGAGGAATATGTCGAGTCCATCTCCGAAACAGATTAGAAATTTCCAGAGGTCAGCGCGCTTTGGTTTGGCTGCGCTGGCAAGACCGGAACCTAAATCAGCTAGCGAGTGGGCTGACGAGAATTTTTATCTTTCTAGTGAATCGTCATATCACGAAGGTCGTTGGAAAACGCTGCATTTCCAAGTAGCGATCTTAAACGCAATGGGCTCGGATGCAATCCGAGTTGTGAACGTGGTCAAGTCGGCTCGACTTGGTTACACCAAGATGCTCCTCGCTGCTATTGCGTACTACGTAGAGCACAAGCGGCGGAACGTACTGTCGTTCTCTCCGACCGATACCGACGCGGAGAAGTTTTCAAAAACTCACGTTGACACAGCCATTCGTGATGTTCCGTCGCTGAAAGAGCTTGCCCCTTGGTGCGGAATGAAGCACCGAGATAACACGCTAGATCAGAAGCGGTTCTCCAACGGTAAGCAGTTATTCATACGCGGCGGTAAGGCGGCTAGGAACTACCGTGAAACGTCCGCTGATGTTGTCGTTTATGACGAACTTGCAGCATTTGATAAGGATGTTGAAAAGGAGGGTTCGCCGACCACTCTTGGCGATAAGCGTCTTGAAGGTTCGACGTACGGTAAGTCGATACGTGGTTCAACACCAAAAATTCGCGGCGAATGCCAGATTGAAAATGCTGCTAGCGAGTCCGAGTACTACTTTAGATTTCGGGTCCCGTGCCCGCACTGCGGATCGGAACAGATTTTGGAGTGGGGTGGTCCAGATTGCAATTTCGGCATCAAGTGGAATAACGATCTTGTAGGTGCTGAGCGGCGCGCTGCAACGGCATTTTACCTTTGCCGGGTTGGTGCGTGTGTAATCAAACAGCATGAGCTCAATGATTCTAGTCGACTGCACTCGGTGCACTCCGGTCGCTGGGTCTGCGATAACACGGGTGTGTTTACGCGGGACGGTGTTGATTTCTTCTCGTCAGACGGTACTCCAACGCCAACACCATCGAGCATTACTTTTCATGTGTGGACGGCCTACAGCCCGTTTACAACGTGGGCGCGAATTGTCGAAGACTTCCTTCGCGCCAAGGGTGATGCGAGCAAGCTCAAGACGTTCGTTAACACCACCCTAGGCGAAACATGGGAAGACGAAACCGGCGAAGGCCTCGAGTGGGAACAGCTCTACAATCGCCGCGAAGTATTCCCTCAAGTACCGAACCCCGTGGCAGCACTATTTGGCTGTATTGATACTCAAGACGATCGCTACGAGGGCAGGGTTTGGGGGTATGGCGCCGGTGAAGAAAGCTGGCTAGTAGATCGGTTTATTTTGTATGGCGACCCAGCTGGCGAAGAACTGCAGCGCAAAGTAGAAGAGCGCATCCGAAAGCAGTACACCCGCGAGGATGGGCAAGTTCTTGGTGTGATGCTCTGGACGTGGGACTCAGGCGGTCACTACACAGACGAAGTGTATACCCAGTCGAAAAAGCTCGGCATTTTTTGGGTTATCCCAACCAAGGGTGCAAGCCAATACGGCAAGCCTATCGCTGACTTCCCAAGATCGAGAAACCGCAAGGGCGTGTTTCTCACGATGATCGGTACCGACAACGCCAAAGAAATTATTTACTCACGGCTCCGAATTCAACCTGAGCCGGGCGTAGCCGTTCCGGGCTGCATGCATCTGCCCGCTAACTCTGAAATTTGCGACCAAGACGAACTGAAACAGTTAACGGCTGAGGTCAAGTTAAGCAAGGTTCAGAACGGCCAGCGAGTGTATCGCTGGGACTCCAAGGGCAGGCGTAACGAAGCGCTCGACTGCTGTGTCGGTGCACTGGCTGCATTGCGGATTTCACAGCAGCGCTTCGGATTCTCCCTCGATGCCGCACAAGCCGGAGTGGCTTCAGGCAAGGCTAAAGCCCCAGAAGCCACTAAGACGGCAGAAAAAAGCGCTTTTGACAAAAACGAACCCGAGCAAAAAGGCGCGCGCGGAAGCGACTGGCTCGGGATAAAGAACTCAGGCGGAGGATGGCTAACTTAAATGCCAACACCCACAGCACAAGAAATGCTCGACAAGTACATGGAGGCAGAGCTCGCCTTGCTTGAAGGTAAATCCATCTCTTGGAACGGCAAAACCTACACCCGAGAAAACCTCGCTGAAATTCAGCGTGGCCGGCGGGAGTGGGAACAGCGTGTCAGCAGGCAGTCTGCTCGACCATTTGGCTTTGCGAGATTTTATTAATGACCATGAACTGGATAGACAGGGCGCTTGCTCCACTGTTTCCACGAACGGTCGCTCGAAGTCTAGCTGCAAGAATGGCGATTCGCGCCTACGAGGCTGCAAGCCCGTCTCGCACTCATAAGGCAAAGTCGGAACGACGTTCTGGAAATGCCGCGGTGAAGGCCAGCTCCAAAAGTATCCGTGAGCAAGCCCGCGCTCTCGACGAGAACTACGACATTGTCACAGGCTTATTCGACAAGCTCGAAGAGCGTGTTGTTGGCCCCAAAGGTATCGGTATTGAACCGCTGCCTTTGCTAAAAGATGGCAGCGTAGCCGCAGAATTTGCCGCTCAGATAAAATCTGCTTGGGGTGAATGGAGCCTTCGGCCTGAGGCGTCCGGTGTGCTGTCTAGGCCTGAAGTTGAGCGATTAATAGTGCGCACCTGGCTTAGAGATGGTGAGGCCCTAGCAAACTTCATTGCCGGCAATGTTCCCAGCTACGTCCACCTGACTGATGTGCCGTTTGCGCTAGAGCTGCTTGAACCCGATTACATGCCGCTGGAAGACGACGACACCAAGGGTGTAACTCAAGGTGTTGAGCGCAATGAGTGGGGGCGAGTAAAGGGTTACCACATTTTCAAGAAGCACCCAGCGGATTCCATTACCTACAAGACCGAGACCAAATTCGTTAAAGCCGACGACATGATTCATATCGCTATTCGTAAGCGGATCGGTCAAGTACGTGGCATTTCATTGCTTGCGCCGGTGCTGGTTCGCCTCGCAGATATTAAAGATTACGAAGAGTCAGAGCGCGTAGCTGCACGGATTGCCGCTGCGCTCGCCTTCTATATCAAAAAGGGCGATCCCGGACTTTATGCCCCAAACACTGAGGCCGATAAACAAACTGGCGAGCGAACCATTCCCTTTGGTCCGGGCATGGTTTTCGACGGACTGATCCCCGGCGAAGACGTAGGCACCATTGAAAGCAATCGGCCTTCCGCGCTGCTGGAAGGGTTCCGCAACGCCATGATACGCGCCGTCGCTGCCGGTACCCGAGGCAGCTACTCATCTATAGCGCGTGACTATAACGGCACGTACTCGGCGCAACGCCAAGAGCTGGTTGAATCGCAGTCCGGATACGAAGTACTTCAAAACCAGTTTATTGATCAATATGCCCGCCGCGTATACCGCCGCTGGCTGCAGGTTGCGATCGCGTCCGGAAAGATTGCCGTTCCCACCGACGTCGACAAATCAACCGTATTTAACGCGGTTTACATTGGGCCGGTCATGCCATGGATAGACCCATACAAAGAAGCCAATGCGTGGGAGAAGTTGGTCGCTGATGGCTTTGCTACCGAGGCCGAAGTGATTCGCTCCCGCGGTGGAAATATTGCAGAACTGAAAAAGCAGCGGCGCGAAGAGATCATCGAAAACCGAGAGCACGGTCTGGTATTCAACTCCGACGCATACCACGAACACTATTCCAAGGGCGAAAGTGATGACAAAAAGAAACGTAGCGATTCCAGCAGTGATGGCGATGATGGGGACAAACAAGACGAGTGATCGTCGTGTTGAGCCTGACTCATGGTTCTCGATGCGAGCTGCTGCAAACGACTCGCTGGATATCGCCATTTACGACGAGATTGGATTCTGGGGCATATTTGCCGTCGACTTCAAGTACGTCCTTGATCAGCACAAGGGCATTAAGACGATCAATCTTTCTATTCACTCCCCAGGTGGCTCTGTATTCGAAGGGCTGGCTATTTACAACATGCTGCGCAATCACTCGGCCACGGTAAACGTCCATATAGATGGGTTGGCAGCCTCCATTGCCTCAGTGATAGCGATGGCGGGGGACACTATAACGATCCCAGAAAATGCATTTTTGATGATCCACAAACCTTGGAATGTTTCTCGAGGTGACGCGGACAAGCTCCGCGACGATGCGGATCTACTCGACAAGATCGAGAAAAGTTTGCTTGCGGCTTACCGCAACAAAACCGGGCTACCCGATGACGAGCTCACCGCCATGATTGCAGCTGAAACTTGGCTGGATGGTGTAGAGGCAGTCGAGAAGGGATTCGCCGACTCTCTAGCCGAGCCTATCGAGGCGGCGGCGTCTTTTAACTCAAATTTAATGACGAGGTTCAACACTATGACCGACAAGGTTAAAGACCAGAAGCCCGGCGATGGTAATCAACCAGCTCCGGCACCCGCCCCTGTAGCGCCAGCACCGGTGGCACAGGTTCCAACAGTTGCTGATTTTCAAGCAGCCGAAACGCAACGCCGCACCGAAGTACGTGCGGTATTCGATAACTTCGAATTTCCTGAGTTACGCGACAGCTGCTTAGATGACATGAAGTGCACGGTTGAGCATGCGCGTGCAGCGCTGCTCACCGAGATGGGCAAAGGGCGAGAGCCTAGTCAGCCTGCTGCCGCGAAGGTATACGCCGGCAATGGCGCCTTGGTGCGCGACTCTATTCGCAATGCATTGTCTGCGCGAGTGGGAGTGGCAGAGATCGAGAGCGGTAACCGCTACGGCGGTATGACTTTGATCGAGCTGGCTCGTGCGTCATTGATCGATAACGGTGTTGGTGTTGCTAGCATGACTGACCGCCGTATTTTGGTGGCAAATGCCTTCACCCATTCAACCGGCGATTTCTCGATCGCACTCAGCGACGTGGCCCACAAATCTATGTTGCGCGGTTATGAAGAAGTTGAAGAGACCTTCGAGAAGTGGACTAGTGAAGGTATCTTGACCGACTTCCGCGAATCAAGCCGTGTCGATCTCTCTCGCTTCCCATCTTTGGGTAAGGTGGCAGAGGGTGCCGAGTTCAAGTATGTGACTACCAGCGATCGTGCTGAGAAGATCATGTTGGTCACCTACGGCAACCTGTTCTCCATTACTCGTCAGGCCATTATTAACGACGACCTAGGAGTGTTTGATCGCATCCCTCGTATGTTCGGTCGAGCTGCGCGCCGCACTATTGGTGATGCTGTTTATGCTGCGCTTATTACTGGGCCGAAAATGGGTGACAACAAGGTGCTCTATCATGCCGATCACAGCAACACCAGCACACCAGATGCGCTGGATGTGAGTGGTTTAGATGCGATGAAGGTTGCAATGGCTACGCAGAAAGAGGGTGGCGCATCCTTAGGAATTCGCCCGGCTTACTTGCTGACCCCGATTGCTCGCGAATCAACAGCTAAGGCAATCTTGGCCGCTGAGTTCGATCCGGCTTATGCGAACGATCGAGTGCCAAACCCCATCCGGAACAGCATGGAAGTTATTGGCGAGGCGCGCTTAGATGACGACAGCACTAGCAAGATCTACGGTGTTGCCAGCCCAGGCATGCACGACACTATTGAGGTCGCCTACCTAGACGGGAACAAAACACCGTTCCTAGACCAGCAGGGTGGCTTTGAGGTAGACGGCATTACCCACAAGGTCCGCATCGATGCGGGTGTGGCGCCTATGTCTTACCGCACCATCCACCGCGCAACCATTACTCCTTAATTGGATTAATGGCTGCATCTCATTATTGCCTCCGCCATTCTGGCGGGGGTGGCTTTTACTATCTCTGAAATCGCGAGGATTTGAGATGAAAAATTATGTGCAAAAAGGCGAGGCGATCACCGTAATTGCTTTGGCGGCCGTAGCGGCTGGCGAAGGTGTATTAATCGGCGATGGCTTGTTTGGCGTTGCGGTAAATGCTGCAGGTATTGGCGATGAAGTTACCCTTTTAACTGAAGGGGTATTCGAGCTTCCCGCGGACGCGACTGTTGCCGCTGGCGATGTTGTTGAGTGGAATACTGGCGAATTATTGCCGATCGCTGCTGGCGTTAAAATTGGCGTTGCCATCACTGCTAGTGCTGCTGGCTTAGCGCAAGTGAAGCTCGGCTAAATGTCATTTAAGTCTTTAGCTGCATCCATGGTTTCGATGGCTAAAAGTGTCTTTGGCACCACGGCCACCGTAACCCCGCCCAACGCTGAGGCCATCCTTGGTGTTGGTGCAATTATTGATAAAGGTGCGGAGGTCATTGACGAATATGGTGTGGTTACTGATACCCGCATAGAAGTAGAATTATTCCGTACCGAAGTGGGCAGTGTTAGTCGTGGCACGCTCGTTCAGGATGACGAGACCGGGGAAACCTTTCGGCTTCTTGAGCCTATCGACACTCAGGGCGAAGTTATGCGCTGGGTAGCAGCTCAGGTGTGACTTATGGCGAATGACCTTTTCGGGACTGCAGTACTATCGCAGTTTGCTGATCAGCTGCGGCGCACCCCTGTAAAAGCGAAGCAAGCGCTGGTAGTTGCTCTCAATGCAGGCGGGGTGTTTGCGCGGCAGCGGGGCGTTGACCAAATCTTTTCAGAGTTAAATCTTCAGCGCACATACATCGATCAGCGTCTTGAGGTCACTCGTGAGGCAACGCAAGGGGATCTAAGTGTTGTTATTAGCGGGCGAGCGCGTCCCACTACGCTGAGATCCTATGGTGGCGACAAGATAGCTATTGCTGCCGCTAAAAGCCCTAGGCGTAAGCTGAAGGGGGATAAGCGGCGACGAATTGCTAAGGGTCAAAAAGCTGCCGGAATAAAAGCCTTCAAAATTAAGCGCAGTGGCACGGCTCAGAAATGGGCAGGCGGGTTTATTGTTTACCTCAACAGGGGCAATGCGAACGACGGCAGCAATGTGGCCATGGCAATCCGAACTGGCACAGGCCGAGACGATTGGCGAGTTGTATACGGGCCGAGTGTTGGTTCTGCGTGGAAAAATGTGCGCGAAGTTGTTAGCGCCGAAGCCCTAGAGATCGTTGCCGAAGATTTTCAAAAAACCTTCACTCGGATTTTCTAATAATGCCTGAATCACTATCAACCTCGATTGCGAAGGCAATTGAGCGAACGCTCACGTCTATTCAACTAGACCAAGGCTATGTGACTGACGCTGGCGCCAATGTATATCGTGGTTGGTATGCCCACGCAATGCAGGGGCGAGGTATGAATTTTCCCATTATTGCGATTCAACCAGATACCGAGGGTGTTCAAAAAGTCAGCGGTACCGGTTGCGAATTCAAAATAGCCACAAATTTACGGATCGTCGTTGTTGCTGATGACACTAGCCAGCCCTCCGATGTGTTGCGCGATTGCCTGGCAGATATTCGCCGCGCGCTAGCGCTTCAGTGGGAGCTGGAAACGAGCTCATTGCCGGGAGTGCGTGCTCCCGATATTGGGTTGGCAGAGTTTGCGATCGCCGCCGACTCACCTTATACCCTTGCGGCACTTCCCGTGGGGATTAACTTTACGGAAAAACA